GGTAAACTATACTCAGGTACTTCTAGTAAAGTTGCATCTAAAGTAGCAAGTAATATGGCTATAGCTGCATATAAAAAACAAATTAGTAAAGGTGTGAGTGTTGAAGCAGCTAAAAAAGTTGCTGAAAGAACTTGGTCTATTGGTTTTGCTACAACAGCTAAGAAAAATGCAGCTAATCTTGCAGCAAACCAAGCTGCTATACAAAATATAGCACCGGGAGTTGCAAATAAAATACTTACAACTGCTGGATTAAAAGAGCTTGGAACTGTTGTTGGTTTAGAGACTGCAATTAACGTAGGGCTTGCCTATGGTTATGAAAAAGGTTTGGTTAAAACAGGTGTTCAAGAAGACGTTAGTAATATAAACATAGGTTTAGCTGCACTAGGCGGTATGATTATTGGTGGTATTCAAGCTGGCACTATGGTTGCAAGAGGCCCATCTAAATTTGCAGGTACAGAATTTTTAGCCACACCTTCTTCTACTATTGCACCTCCTACACCTTTAAATAGTTTAGGTCAGCTCACTCAAAGCATACAAAAAATACCCTACACTTCTACATTAAAACAAAAAGCATCTAGAGGTATGGAACTTCAAGACTTAGACTCTGAGTTTTTTATCTCTATGTTACTAGGGGATGATAGTAAAGGCCTTACAGGTCTTGCACAGCTTATGGCACAACAAGGGTACAGGTATGTAAAAAGAAACCCCAATGATGGGGTGGCAAACTTTATTGCAGACACTATAAAAAAATCAGACCCGCAAGATGCCAAGAAATTTATAACCGATTTTACGCAGGCTACTGGTATAACAATGGTAGAACTTGTAAATAAAACAGGTGGAACAACCAGACAACAGATAGACATAGACAGTTTTTCTAAAATATTTGCAAAGAAAATTAGTCAACAAGGTCAAGTATTAAATGCTGTTGGTCAGGTAGCTAAAAAACTTAAAGTTAAACCGGGTGATGATGTTACATTACAAGAGTTTACAGAAGCATTACTTTCAACTGGTGTTAAACAAAAGAAAACTGATACGGAAGAAGTCTTTGAAAAGATAGCCCTTGGTACTAAAGAATCTCAAAATAGGGTAATAAGACTTCTTGTCACTTCTCCAAGCACCTCAGCATTAAACTTAGTAGGGTACGGAAGTTCTGTAGCTGTTAATACTGTGACTGATGCAGGGGTTGCATCATTATATCTTGGGCAAGCAGGTCTCCAAAAAATGTTTGGTCGTGGTCAATCAGCATCAGAGTCTTTAAGAATTTTTAGGTCTATTACAAGTTCTAATATACAGAGACTAAGAAATCTTTTAGACCCTAACATGACTAAAGATGCTTATATGTCTTTAGCTACCAAAGACCCGGAATCTTTACGTGGTCTTACTGACCTGATGGCTGGTGGTATTGATGCAGCTAAGTCTTTAAGAAACTCGGGTTATGATCCTAACATAACTATGACTGGTCTTAAAACAGATCAAGCTATAGAGGTACTACAAAAAATAAACTTTGTAACTGCACAAGATGTTTTTTCAAAGTCTCAAGAGTTTGTATTTCAAATGGATAAAGCCTTAAGAATAGGGTATAATAAAAGTTGGTCAGAGTTTTATAAAGACCCCGATGTAGGGGCAACTATGCTAACAGAAACCTATCAAGAAATCGTAGAAAAAGCTGTGTATGAAACACAAAAAGCTACTTTTTCAAAGTCTTATAAGGAAACAAGTGCAGTAGCAGAGGTCATAGAAGAAGCAAGAAATATTCCCGGCATTGGTTTGCTTGTACCTTTTGGCAGGTTTTTTAATAATACAGTAGCACTTATGGCTGATGGTACAGGAGTATCTCTTGCTGCAAAGTTAGGTAAAATAAATAAGTCTCCTCGATCTACTAGAGAAACTTTTGTACGTACTACTGTTGGATTAGGTGCTTTATATAGTTTTGCACAAACAGAACTTGTTAATCGTGAGCTAGGTTTAGCTTGGAATGAAAGAGTAGAAGAAGGTGCTGGTGCAACTCTAGATGAAAAATATAACTTCCCGATGTCTCATTGGAAAGCTTTAGGTAGAATGACTTCGTATTTTTTAGATGGAACAGAGATGCCTAAAGAAGAACTAGCAGACATACTAGGTGTTATTGGGCCGGGACAACTTACCCGTCAGTTAGATAGAATGTCTGAAGGTCTGGGTGTAAATGTAATGAAAGCTTTTGTTGGGGAACCTGCAGAAAAAGAAAGAGCTTTAAACGATTTACAAGTTACTTTTGGCAGTATTACCAGTCAAGTGGTGTCTGGTTCTACAAGATTTTTAGCTGCGCCTAATGATCTTATAGGCTTAACACGTGGTGAGGACTTTAAAATAATTAACAGGAAAGATGGCAATAAAACTTTGAACGACAGCTTAAGATATGTTGACCAATTTATAGCAGTAGCTACAGGCGAAGACGTGGCAGAAGAAAAATTTTCTGCAACCACAGGTAAAATTAACTCGTCTGCCACAAAACAACTTGGTGTTAGAGAAGTTACAATGACTGACACTAAAAAAGTTTTAAATATAATAGGTAAGCCTACTTATTTAGCAGACCTACGTTCTAAAGATCCTATAGCAGACAATAGATTTAATAAAATCTTTCACACAATGGTAGAAAGTATGTCATCTGACCTTCTTCGTTCTTATTATTTTAGAGAGGGGGATAAAAAAGGTCCAAACTCCCGATTAAAACTAAGGCAGAAAATGGTTAAAGACTTATTAAAAGACGCAAAAGATATCACCCTTACGTTCATGGAACGGGGTGTAGATGACGTCAATGATATTACCTTTGCAAAAATGATTGAAGTAGGTTCTAAACACAGCTTTAAAGATATAGACAGGGCAATAGGAAAATTATCAACAGAGATTCCAGAAGCTACTAACTTTGGGGACTTAAACTATGATCAACTTGACTTAATTCAAGGGTACTTAAAGTATGAAAAAGATATTCTTAAGAAATACTAATCATCATCCTCTAACATAAAGTCTGCCCACTCGTATGCTGTACGCTTTACCTCAGACATATTTAGAAACCCCTTACTACCTGAAAGTATTCCAGCAAGAGCTTGTCCTGCTAGGTACCTTCGGGCAGTGAGGGGTTTTATCATGTCAGGGTTACGCTTCTTGCGTGTGTACTTTTTAGCTTCCTGTTCTAAGTTGCTCATACTGTTTCACTTTTTCTAAGTTCTTGAAATACTCAGTGTTGAAACCGAACTCCCAATCTTTGTTAGGCCGTGTGTCAATCTTATATGGGTTGACTAACTTGCCCCTAATAAAAGCTTCCCTGCCCTGATCGTATGGCTTCATTCTTTTTCTACCTCATTGATTAGTCGGTCCAAGTACCAACGTGCTTTCTTCAAGTCTTCCAGACCATTCTTGTAAGGCCACCGCCAGAGATACTTGAAAGAGTTTTGCCAACAGTATGCTTCATGCGCACTGACAGGTGCATCCTCAGCCATAGCTTGCATAGCATCAATGCATTCAATACCTGCTGCATTGTAATGAGGTGGATGATCTACCATGTCAGGCTTAGTCCAAGCTACATCTTCTTTCCACTTAGCCATTAAGTTTCTCCTTGCAAGTTGATTAACTCTGCATCAGTGTAAGGGATATGAAAAAACTGTTCACCTTTCTGAATGTATCTACCCTTAGCTTCTTTAAGACTTTCTTTAGTCAGACAAGTATCCTTAATGCGCCAACACTGCTTCATATCTTTACGAAAAATATAAAAGTTTAACACTCCGTTGACACCCTCATACTTATCAAGCAGCCTTTGCTTTCGTTCTGGAATCCTAATCTCTGCCCAGTGTGAGGGCCAGTCACCATCCCAAGCAACCTTTACCTCTGCCTCATTGAAGTACGTGTAGTCTTCTTTCTGTGACACTACGTCTACATAATAATTTTCTTCTGTGTTTACAATAGTATGTCCATTACTTTCAAGAAGAGTTACAAGTTTATCTTTTGCAGCAGCATCGTATGCTTCATATAAAGCTTTGTTAAAAGGTTTTCTTACAGCCATTAGGATTTAGTTCCTTGCAGTTTGAAAGGCATAGCCACACATTGACTTACTGCCCTAGAGTTTTCGTCAGGTCTTGTTTCGTATAGTCGTAGCATATCATGTTCTCGCCATGTTTGGCAAGAGCTTTCTGTTTTAAAAACAAGGTTAAGTGTCTTAACATGAAACCTTTGTTCATC